TCAGTCAAATTGTATGTCTACGATCCGTCCTTCGCGGAAAATGTAATAGCAGTCGACAAGGCCGTATGACACCCAGATGCAGTCATTGCCTTGTCGCATGGTATAATTTTTTATGCCTTTTTGGCGCAGATCCTCATGCACCAAAATCACTTCAAACTCATTCATTTCAATCCCACGATTTTTTGTCGCCAAAACGTTCGTTGTAGTCATAGCCAGCATTGTAGGCTTCAACGTCGGCAGGATCCATGAGTTCCTCGTTGACTTGAGGACTGGATCCAGTGGCGCCTAGATAGAGATGTGGCCGGCGTGGACGGTGATAGTATGAATCTGCAGATCCACGATCAAATGCTCCGCCGTGGCGTCCGTCATAAAATTTACCCTGATATTCATAAGCATCCATGCTTTTCTCCTTTACGATTTACTTTATTATACTGCAATATCCAATTTTTGGTCAACATCAATCAATTTGGGTCGCGATCACATTGTTCTAATTGCTGGATGTAGGCGTCGACCGCCGGCACTAACAAGTTGAATCGCTCAGCGATCTGTTCTACAGTGGCACCTTGGAACAAGGCTTCCTCAATGTCAATGGCTAAGTCAGAAAAATATCCCATCATGCTCTCCTTTCACGAACGTCAGTATTCAAATTGGGCCGGAGCTCGCGGATCAAGGCACGCTCAACTTGATGTGCTTCTCGCTTGCCACGCACCACAGCCACGATGGAGTAACAAAAACATGCCGAACCACGCTCACGCAAGGCTTCGTAAAGTGCCCAGGATCGGTCTTCGCTCCGGCTACGATAGAGATGCTTGTTCATGCGAACCCGCACCGATTTCAGCACAGTGGTTTCGGTCTTGGCAGTGACGCCAATGTAGAAGTCTGTGCCTGACATGATCTTGTAGATGATGTGGGTGCGATCTGCTCGCTTTTTACGGGGTGTTTTTTTACTGTCCATACATATATTATAACCGAAAAGGGTATTTTTGGTCAACCGGGCAGAAAACCACTAAGTTAGTGCTTGCTAACCTAGCATTTGTGCGGTGTTGCTGATTTACAACACAATTTTACCCTAAATTTAATTCCTGGTTAACCCCTGATTCGATGCCCAACTACACGGAACCCAATTTTAACAAAGAAATGATCCTGTTGCTCCGGGCTCGTGGACTGGACTTTGAGTTCGTTCCTTGCGCTCTGGGCAGGCCCATAGTGAGCAGTCGATGGAACATCAATCTACCTGACATAGCTCGAGAGCGGTGGTATCGCCGGAATTTCCGATTGGTTATCCATGCACAGGATTTCATACATTTTTACGACAACCTTTGCGTGGAACTGCATTGGCTGGAACAACAGTTCACTCCAGAACAACAGAGCAAGATAATCTTCGTGTGTTGGGATCACAGACTGCGAGACATCTATCAAGGCAATATCCGGATAGTGAACTTCGCCAGCCACAGTTATGAACTGGTGCATCAACTGAAAGCCCGATGGGCTGAATGGAAAGATGTTGCCAAAAAAGACATCCGACACAATTGGATCTGTCTCAATGGCCGTGCTCGAGAATATCGGCAAGAAGTCTACAATCTGCTGAGGCACGAACCTTCGGGCTTTGTCAGCCACTCGATATTCAATCCCATAGACATACATCCCTATCAGGCCTACAATTTCAACAATGTAGACAATTTCGTCAAGCTGTTGCCTGTGTATCAGAGTGCTAAATCATCCATCATCACAGAAAGCCTTTATCAAGATGTGGGAGGCATCGTCACAGAAAAGACCTTGTTGGCCATCGCCGCCCGGCATCCATTCATGTGCATCGGCCATCGGCTGTGCATGGAAGACGTTGAGAATCTGGGATTTGACACATATCCTGAAATCTATGACTATTCATATGACACTGAGCACAAGGATACCCGGATGTATAGTGCCATAGAACGCAACATTGATACACTGCGCCAAGACATCGATCTTGATAGAGTCAAAGAAAAAATCGATCGTAACTTTGATTATCTCATGGGTGACTATGCTGACAGCATACGTCATCGAGCCGCTGAAGATCTAAGAATACTGTTTGAGAAATAATCCCAGGTCGCCATACAGTGTGGCCAGCATGGCTTCGCGGCTGGAGAAAAAGATGATCTGTCGTTTCTTGGTGTCAATATAGTAAGGCCACTGTAGTTTGCGATCCAGTTCCAGTATGGTCTTCTTGTTGATCTTTTTTGGATCTAGATCCATGTTCCAGGATTCTATGTCCAAGGTCCTTAACACAGCATAGCCAATGGCAGTGAGTCGCAAGCCACCTGTGTCTCTGATGTTCATATACCAGACTTTCAAGGCCTGATCGAGATTCACTGATTGGTCAGGAATCAATGCCAGCAGGCGTTGGGTGATTTCTCTTTTATTGTTTGCCATCGGGATAGATCCTATCTCCCGATTTGAGTAGCACTACAGAAAACTTGTCTGTCTTGAATTGTTGATTGAGTTTCTTGGCCAGGTTGATGGCATGACCAGGATTGGAAAAACTTACTTTTTTGTATTTGGGCCCAGGATACTGCACCAGGAAGTTTGACGTTTTGAGGTTGATAGGCTTGTCGTCAAAGAACACCGCCCAGATACCTTCTGAAGCCAGCACCTGTTCGGTTTTATAAGTTGATTTGTTGGTCAGTTCGACCAAGACTTTGGGCTTGGGTCTACTCATCTTTATCTCTCCAGTTTATTTATGATAAACTGGGTAGATTAAAAACTTCCGCCCTGCATCTCCACGGTTATGCGAGATTCGCCCTGCTGGCCCTTTTCACGCAGTTCTTCTAGTTCGAGCAGTAACCTCGTGATGTCAGCGTGTAGATTTTTGGCATCCACGAGCGGGCAGGTGAAATCTCGGGCACCACGCTGTTCAAAGTGTTGCACCCGATCTATGAATTTGGCTATGTGTAACCGGCTCATTAACTGAACGTGAACTGATCGGCTGAGTGTGCAGGGCCGCGATACTCGTAGCGTTGGAGCAAGATCAGTTTGGGGCAAAACACAGTTTCCCACGAGCCAGTGGTGTTGATCTGATACCACCCCGCGGCAAACCATGATTTTGATTTGTTCTTCTTGGTGTAGATGGGCAAACGACGTTGCACATCATAGATAGCATTGTGGGGTGTGGCATCTGTAGCGAAGCCGTTGACCGCATGCTCTTTTTTGGTTTTTTTCTGTGCAGGTGGTTCTTCGAATATGATCCGTGTTTTGTTTTTTATGGTTTTGATGGTCTTGAATTCTTCAGCCGCATCATACATGCGCACACGGAACACACCACCTTCAGCCTCTACGGAGCCTATTTTTTGATCGTCTTCTTTGAGAATCCAGTATTTGTTTGCTATAACAGGTTTTGCCAGGATCATGGGTTTAAAACTCCTTGATATGTTTTATTGAGCCATCGTCCGAACTGTTCTGCTTGTTCGCTGGCTCGGTTGAGTTGGTATTTACCACAGAATTTCATGAAGTGGCTACCAACTTGTCCTACATCTTTGTGTGAAATCTGCTGTTGTATGGCCGTGTCTACTGCCAGTTTTATTGTGTCGGGTTGTGCTCGTAGATCGATCAGCGCACGATTACGATTGTAGTCGTCTAAAACACGATGCTCTTCGCCGTTGTGATCAGTCCAGCGTTGTAGCATGAGATTGTTCCAATTATAACCTTTGGATGTGCGATCAGCAAAGGCTTCCAACAGGCCCACTTTGTTTTTAGTGCCTTTGGTACGCACACCAGGATAGGCCGAAAACACATTGTCGCTGACATCGCCACGCATGCATTTCTCAAACAACAACCATTCGGGATCGGGTATGTGTTTGGGTTCTTTGGTTTTCTTGTCTATGACTTCCTTGCCCCTGGCATCAAAGATACCTTTGACAGTGAGCAGTTCGTCAGTGATGCCGTTGTATTGATGCACATTGCCAGCCAAGAGTTGCACGAAGTCAGTGTCTGATGAGATGATGTAATGTTCGTCGTTGGGATGTAGGTCAATCCAACGTGCAATGATGTCATCGGCTTCGGCGTTGGGTTCGCGGATCACCGAGCAGTTGGTGCGTGTTTCCAGATATTCTTTGAACATGTCAAAGGTTTCCCAGAACATCTTGTCCTCCTCTTGCTCACGTTCAGTCAGTGCCGCACGAGCGTCTGAACGATTCTTTTTGTAAGGAGCATAATGATCCTTGCGCCAGCTCCGACCTTCCAGGGCAAATACCACGTGATCTGCTTGAAATTTATTGAATACTTTGTTTACAGCACTGAGTGTGATGTGTAGGGCATAGCCCACTTTTTCCCAGGGATCTTCGGCGCGGAAGGCCACATGCCTAGCTCGAAAAAACATGTTGGCAGTGTCAATTAGTAGATAGCGCATGAGTGTCCTGTGTGTTTTTCAATAGTTTGATTAAGATAAGATTTAAGTTGTTTGATCCAATATTCACTATTATACGCTAGTTTCCTATTGTGTTGCAACCTTTTTCTTAATCGATCATACACAGATTGTGGATTTTGGCCTGACAATTTTTCCAAACTATCAAACGCTTTGGTCCATCTGACATGGTCATCGGGCTCATTATCATAACTTTCATCGATCACTGGATCAAATGTTTGGAAACCTAGATCTTTAAACTGTGCCAAATACCCTCGAGGTCCAATTACTATAAATGGCCTGCGTCCAATGATTGCTCTTGCTATTTTTTCATCAAAGTGTATGGCGTTACAATCAGTCATGATGATCGAGTATAACGACTCTTTGTAACTCGCATCGGGCATAAACAAATCTAGATATTCAGGGGTTGTGTACTGTTCTCCAAGAATTTTCAGAGAAGGACCGCCTTGATCAGATATAATACTCCAGATGGATTTTTCGTACCTAGCGGCATTATTTGTTAGTCCGTTGGGCCCAATCGGACCAAATCTTTTAAAAGACTCAAAAATAAAATCTTGCGCTGGTGATGTTATATTGTAAAATAATTCTGTAGGGTCGGAATGATACCTAGCAGTAAAAATCAATCGGTCTTGCCATTGTCTCAGCAATACCTGATAGTAACTCCAGGCTCGTCCAATTTTATAGTCTTTATCTACATGCCCGATAAACAAATCAGCTAGGTACTGACCACGATAATTGGGCTTGTGCATTGGGGATGTTCTATCAACCAATGCTGCCCCAGAATATATAAAAGAAGGATTGCAGAAATAATTTGCATTATCTAATATGGCAGAGCTAATAATATAGGTACTAGATCCACGTTTCATCTTGTTATAAAAATGTTTGGGATTTTCTAGGCCAGTGTAAAATGTTAAATCGTACTTGTTCTTATTGTAATGTACCGGGTCAATAAAATCATTGATCATGACATGAACCCCTGATCTAGCAAGGCCATCTTTTTCATTGGCGTAAACTTGCCCTGTGGTTTGAAATTCAAATACAGAAAGCCAATGTTTTGGATCTACAAAGATAATATCACTCATGCCAACTTGTTTTTGACAATATAGTTGAGTAACTGTGTTGACCACCAACTGTGTGCATCGCTACCATAATGCCAGCTCTGCGGAGATACAGTTTCAAACCCCGACGACTGCAACAGAGCATGATAAGTTTGAGACTGGTCATAAGGATGTATATAACTGTTGTTCCAGCATTGTTGATCAACAATCTGATCAAATGAGTTATTGCCGTTAAAAAACAAATGCTTTATACCTTGCTGATCAAGCTCTTGATGAAATGCCCAGATCTTGTCATGTGATTGCTGTGTTTTAGTACCCCAATCTATACCCAGTATGTATTGACGATATTTTTCCTGTAATTCTTGCGGTACCTGGTCTATGCCACTGCCATTGACTTGATAATAGGTATCTTTATGCAACCATTCTTCTCGTTCCCAAGTCGACCATTGAATGATAACCAATGTGCGATACCATTCTTTTTTGTTGTTATCTAACCATGCTCTTGTAGTACGCAAGATTCGATCATTACTGGCTGCCGACTCAGCATCACAGTGTAAAATAGCTTTAAGAAAACTAGACAGAATTCTCCCCCAACTTGCAGACAAGTTGTCAGGATGCGGTGCACGACCCATATAGAAATATTGAGAGTCGTCTTCGGCAAACGCATGAGGGTTAACTGCTTCTGCTGCCGCTGTGTGGCTATCTCCATTGACGTACAGTATCATTGGCTAATACCTATGTGAGATTTAATATAATCCTGTTCAGATATATCAGGATACTCGGAAAGTATGTCGATTAGTTGCTGTTTTTCGTGTAAATCAAGATTTACAATATCTAAATGGTTCGGAAAGGTAAGCACGTTGATTCTCCAATTTAAATTTTTGGATCTTATAAAATTACGAAGATCTCCAAGTCCTTGCCAATTATTTTTATGTATAACGGTATGTATTTGCATGGCAAAGTTTGTTGCTAAAATTTGTTCAATAAAAGATTCAATATCTTCCCAGTGACTGCCCTGACGGACCTTGTCATTGAGTTCCTGATACCCGTCAACACTTACTACAAAGTTTACAGATTTAAACTGATTTAACAGATCAATTGTATCAAGGTCTAGCATAAAGGTCCCATTGGTGTTATAGTGGATATGAATGTTAGCTTTGTTCTTTGCCATACGTAGTAGTCTAATATGACGATTATTCATCAATGGTTCACCACCAAGAAAACTAATTTCAGTGATGCTGTCAGGTATGTAAGATATTTCCTTGATACTTGTTACATTAAATTTTTTGATGGTGTTAAGCGATTTTTTAGTGGCCCAGGCTGAACTAAATTCTTCAGAACACCCATCGCACGTAAGATTACACTGATTATCGAGACCAAGCTCAACCCATCGTAGATCAACTACATCTTGTTGATATTTTTGATTGAACCACTGTCTATAACTTTGCTTGCTGTTGTTTTCCTCGTGATAGCACTTTTCACAACCAGGTATTTTTTGTCCAGTTGAACTGAGGTGCCTGAGTTTTTCATAGGTTGGGGTTGTTAATACACTGTTGAGATTGCCATCAAACGATTGTATAGAATGCTTAAATCTACAACAAGGGAAAACCTGATTTCCAGGTCTTAGGTTGGTGTGTGTCCAAAACGCTGAACAATAAGTATCACTCATTGATATAATTTTTTAAAGTAACCTGGCTACGACCAAACCCTCGTTTTCTACCGTAGTATAAGTTTTCATGAAATTTTAAGTAAGACATGTTGGTATCTCCTTCGCTGATATCCAGTGTTAATTGACATGGTTGTTTGATATCATTATCTTTGTTTAGGTAGCCGTGAATATCAAATTCAAAGGTTGCAGTTTTTGGAAAAGATTTCAGATAGTCATATCGGATTACCATAGATCTTTGATATTGGAATAAGCTATTTTGTATATCAGGATCTATAAAATCAAAAGCTGAAGATACATATCTTTCAACAAGGTCATGTACATGGTCAATTTGTTTTTCTACATGAATTAAAAGCAACAGTGAGGTAATCAGATTTACTCCTGTTTGAGAAACTTCTTTGGTGATTGGGTGAGGTAAAAAACCATTTTCCATCCAACTGTTGTAGTGTTGTTTTAAGAGTTCCAGGCGAGAAGAAACATAGTGATCGTTTTTAGCAAAATCATAAAGTCCTTCATAGAAATCTTTATAACTTACGTTATGTGATTTTCTCATATATCGAGAAATTTGAGATGAAAACCCAGACATATGGAACACTTGCATGAAACTGCTCCAAACTTGTGCTTCTAGCATGTCTTGTTTTGGCATTGAATTTGTTTCGGTGACAATGGCAATAGTTTCTGCAGGCCCCTGATCTATATCTGTGGCTTGACTCATGTAATCAATGACCTCTTTGGTCTTCATTTTGTAGATTGATCGTTGACTCAAGTTCATTTCAGCGTTTTCTAATAGCTGGCACTGGATGATATCTATACCATGATGGTTGCCGGCCTCGAATACTTGATAAAGACTATGTTTCCAACTAGTCAGTGTCTCGCCAGGTAATCCTAAAATCAAGTCGGTGTATACCGGAGTATTGTTTTTCTGTCCTAGTTCAAATATTTCATTGAGCTTGTGCTGATTTAGATTACTACGTTTGATTATATCAAGCACCCCCGCAGTCATAGTCTGTACGCTGACACTGAGCCCATTGGTCACGCACTTGGTTTCAGAAGCCAATCTATCGATCATTTCAAAAACTTCGGCTTTTTGATTTTTGGCCCAGTTGGTATAGAAGAAATAGTGATTGCCTGTTCTTTTTTGGCTGGCGATAATGTGTTCTACGATGTTTCTATCTCTTTCAACGAACATTCCAAAATTGGCATCGGCTAGATACATGAAATCAGCGTTGTCAGCGATCCAATCAACTTCTGCATAGACTCTGTCTAGAGGAAATTGTTTGACTTTGTTATATGTCAAACTTCCCCAGTCACAAAAAGTGCATTGATACGGGCATCCTCTGTTAGTTTCGATAGTGGCATTCCAGGTATAACCCTGGTTATTTTTAATTATATCATCGAACAGACCAGTAAGATACGGACTGGGAAGAGTGGCAAGGTCTTGTATACGCTCTGCCGGACCTGTTTTTTCTATAACACCTTTTCGATTGATCAATAAACCCGGGACGGTATACCAAGCCTTGGCATCATAGGCCTGAAATATTTTGCTAAAAGTTATTTCACCTTCGTTAATAGAAACCAAGTCAATGTACGAATGCTTTAGAAATATGTCTGGATCTGTGATAGGGGGTTCTGGTCCGCCAAATACTGTGACGACTTGAGGATTGATTTCTTTGATACGTTTGGCCAGTGCATAATTATAATGTCTATTCCAGATGTATGTGCTGAATCCTACTAGATGATTTTGTGCAAGACGTTGAGCGACTTGTTCTATGTCATCTCTTTTCCAAACCAATTGATCCAACTCCCATTGACAGGATACTTCTGGTAAACTGTTTGAATATGCCCACAACACCCCTACACTGTATGGTAAAAAATAAGCGTTGATTTCAACAGGACCTTGTCTGAAATTAACGCTGACGAAACTGACTTTTTTCTTGATCATTTTTTATTTTCTAATTCAGCTACACGCTTTCGTAAACTGCTGGAACTAAATGAATGGTCGCGTCCATTGAATATAATCTCAATGTTGCGTTTGTCACATTCTGCCTTGCCGCTGAACTCTTTGTCTGCGTATTCTACACCTAACACACGCACATCCACGGGTAAGATCAACAACAAGTCTCGTAGATCTTGTTCCGTGGAATAAACTACTACTTCGTCTACATAACGACAAGCAGCCAACTGTATTTGACGTTCCACTATGCTTTGCACCGGTGGGTTTTTAGTGTCGGGACGGTCAATGGTAGGATCTGTTTGCAGACCGGCAATCAAGTAATCACAGTGGTTCTTGGCTTCGCTCAACATGGCGATATGCCCTGCATGCAACATATCAAAGGTGGAAAAAGTAATACCCACTTTTTTGCCTTCGGCTTTGAGTTGCTTGATCTTGTTGAATATCATAAGTGTTCCAGTATGTGTTTTGCTATCTGCTGATGCGCATCTTTGTCAGGGTGTCCACCTGGACAAAAGTTTGCACGTTGTTGATGTAACCAACTGTATACACTACCTTTGCCAAGGTTATCGTGAAAGTTTCCAAACTGTATAATTTTCTCTCGATCGATATCTTCTAATATAATTGATTGTTCGAGGCTGTGCTGGAATATCATGTCTCCATAGAGAAAAATCTGTCTGTAATCTGCCGCGTAATGTTCGCAAAAAGTTTGTACCGTGAATAACGCATTATACTCTCTCCAGTTAAATTTTTCATGCACCGGATGGCAGAAGTATTTAAGATACGTCTCGTTGTAGAATTGATGTTCTTTTCCTGCGTTGGCATGGGTAAAGTTTATGCCCAGCGGTACATGGAACCGATCATTGGGCATGCTCTGATCAGCAGTGGGTAGATAGAATTCAGATCGATCAAACGATGTATAGCAAAACAATACCAGGCTGTCGGGGTAAGCCAACAACATCTCGGGTAGCAGTCTAAGACTGCGAACATTGCTACCGCCGATCATTGCACAGTTGATCACAGGGATATCTAACAGTTCTCCCAACACTCCAGGAAAAGCCAACTGATTTTGTTGTTCGGGAGAAAATGAATCGGTGAGCTCGTCGCCAAATACCACGCTATCCCCAAAGGCCAAAATCTGTTTATATGTCATCCCACTTCTCTCCTACCATCACCAAGATCTCTACTTTGCATGTATCGACTGTCGTTGTTCATGGCTTGGTATTGCTCGTAGGTTTCCAGCACAACATTACGACAAACATTCTGGAACCACTGGTCTACTAAGTCAGCATCTGTCTTGCCTTGATAGCCGGCACGTATAAGATTGGCAACAAACTTGTCATTCCAATCAAACTCAAATGCGCCAGAATTGATATTGTTAGGATCGACTTCCATGCTCAGTATTTCGACGTAAGGCTCGCCTCGTTCTGTGGCCAGTTCCTTGTCTGACTTTTTCTTACCTTTTGCGGGTTCTGCAGACTTTTTTATACCTTCTTCTACTTTTTTGTTAGAAACAACAGTTTGCTCAACTTTTTTGTTTCTTTTAAACAGATTAAATATTCCCATTTTCTTTCCTCTTCAGCGCCAATAGCACTTGTAATTTATCGTAAGCATCCCGGAGTGTGTCATCTTCTTGTATCATGCGCCAATCTCGCAACCAACTGCATTCACTGGCCCAACCCGTGTCTCCGCCGTTGCTCTCATATATGGCATGGGCTTCGGGCAGATAGCTTTCTGCCACATCAGAGTTGGTAAAGAATGCATTTCCATCCATCATGGCCAGAGTCTCGGCGATGGGAAATAATTTTAGTTTTTCCTCATCAGTGAAGTTACGTTTCCAACCTCCGTCGGGTCGTTCTACCTTGTAAATGACTTCTTTGGGCCCGGCTTCTCGATCAATGTGTATCACGCTCATGCCATACGATCCAGGATGTATCCTGCTATGGGCGATTGCGCCGACAATGCCGGATGCCCGTGTGATTCAAACTGTAAATGTTGTGTCTGGGCCCACTGCGCTAGAGTGTTTTTAGGCGGCCATATCCAATGATCGAGATCGATCTGATCTATCAACATCTTGGCATGTTCGAGATCATCCAATCTTTTGTGGAACCATTTTTCATTTAGCACGTTGAAATTGTATTGCAAAGGTTGTCCAGGATATGCGATATAGTTGTGGAAAAAACTGTTAAACATCCAGCACATTATGCCTCGAGATCGACACAAGTCTTGCACCATCAAGATCTGTCGTATCAATTGCTCAAAACTCAACCATGTATTGTGATGCTGTCTATACCAGATATCATGGATGGGCTCGGGCATGCTGTCTTGATCGTTTTCAAAACTGGTGCAGTCGGTCCTCAATCTCACCCTATCACCGTTGGCACAGGACAGTTCTTCTCTGTCAAGCCCAGTCCATCCTATCATGATCATTTCAGGTTTGTGAGTATAGATATAATCCATGGTGGTGCGGAATATCCTGGTATTGGATGCTCCTGAGGCAGCAATATTGTCATGGTCGGGTGCGATCAATGCGGGCCAGTAAAGATCGCGCCACTGATCATTTTCCAATTCGAGATGGCTCTGCTCTACGAAACTGCACCCGTTGAACATCACGGTCATTCTATGACGTTTCCTTCATCATCAACTTCTGCCCAAGTGTAATCTCCCAGCCATTTGACCCTGCAGATATATTCATACCAGTCCGGAGCACCAGTTGACCATTGATTAGGTCCCAGAGTGACCAGGATAAATCTTGCATCGTGCATGTGGTCGCGGGCTAACCAATAGCATTGTCCGTGATAGGTCTGGAACTGATAGTATGCTTGATGCACCATGTCAGTGACATCTAGCCGACGTTTGATCTGCGCCGCCTGACGTTGTAGCACTTCCACCAGTTCTAGTATGCGATTGTATTCTTGTTCGGCATGCATCCTGGCCACATTGACCATGATGTCTTTTTGCTTTTCGATGGGAATAAGGTCAAACTTAGGCCCGCCGGCTTCAGTAGGGTAAGGCGTTACGTTCCTGTTGAAGAACTCAACGACTACATTGCCGGCTTGGGTATCATAACTCGTGCGACCCTTGGCCTTGTTTGACAAATCACGTTCCCCAGGCGTTGCGCCAGATATCCACTTGTAGTCGTGGACTGTAGCGCCAACCACGTTCCATGGCTAGACGTGCCACTTCCTGCGTGTTGAGATTGTATACCTGCGGTACACCGCCCATGGGCATGAGATACACAGGACCGCCAAAGCCAGCCTCACGGAATTCTGTGACAGCACGTTCGGCATCTTCCACGTCTTGGCGTGTAGCCACGACAAACTTGACGTAAGTGTAACCTACCATCTCATAGTTCTTGATGATCTTGGGATTGATAGCACGATCCCACGACTCTCCAGAACAGGGTAGTTTTGGACTGACACTGAATGTGAGCCTGTCATAATCTCGACCGTGTCGTGTGAATTCTTCAAACAAGTATTCATGCACTTCGGGATAGAGATCTTGAGTACCGTTGGTTTCAAAGGTCAGACTTTTCAGTCCATTGGCTCTACAGCGTTCCAGCAGTTGCGGATACAGTTGCTGATATCCCAACAACGGTTCTCCGCCAGTGATAACGAGATGGATGTCATTGTCATTCCAACCATCAGAGTTCCAACGATTGTTAGGAATCATGGCATGCATCTTGTCTACGATAGTGTCTGTGTCGTCGATGTGATTGAAACTTTTAAACTCAGGATAGATCGAAGCATAGGTATCGCATCCTGTGGTCACAAGAGGAAGATCCTCGAATTTTTTATATCGTTCGGGTTCGGCCCGAACCATTTCGATGATATCTGTGACTTCGGGGTTGTGAGAT